AATGAGGATGGTGTACCTGCTGAGAGACTTCTTGAGGGTGAGCTGTTTAGCATTGAAGCTGCATTTGTTGAGGCTGAAATGTCAAGAGAGGTTGGTGATGTGAGGTTCACAACACCTGTCTCAATGAGAAATGAGTTCTCACATATCAGAATCAAGCATAAGGTTCCTGGTAACAAACTTAACAGAAAGCTTGCTGTTGGTGTTCCTATCATCGTGGATGGTAAGAAGGGAACTACTAACATGTGGATGCACTATGTTGACTATGCTGTTGAGACTCAGTTTGCTGAGTACAAGAACAATGCACTCGCCTTTGGTAGGAGCAATAGGAACAGCAATGGTGAGTACACCACAATTGGTAAGTCAGGAAATGTCATCAAGACTGGTGCAGGTCTGTATGAGCAGATGGAGGTTGCTAACACAATCTACTACAACACCTTCTCACTGAAGCTGATTGAAGAGGCTCTGTATGACCTGTCCTATGGTGAGATAGACCTCAATAAGAGAGTCTTCTTAATGAGGACTGGTGAAAAGGGTGCTATCCAGTTCCATAAGGCTATTATGGCAGAGGTTAGTGGATGGTCAATGTTCACACTGAATGGTGATGCCCTTCAGGTTGTGCAGAAGGCTAACAGCCCACTACATCAGAATGCTCTAAGGGCTGGCTTCCAGTTTGTAGAGTACATGGCTCCTAATGGTCTAATCCTGAAGCTTGAGGTTGACCCATTCTATGATGACCAAGTGAGAAACAAGATTCAGCACCCTGCTGGAGGTCCTGCTTTCTCATACAGGTATGACATTATGGAGATTGGTACACCTGACCAGCCTAACATCTTCAAGTGTACTGTTAAGAATGAACCAGAGTACAGAGGTTATCAGTGGGGTCCATTTAGAAACCCATTCACAGGACAGGCTAACAATCCTTATGCTAGCTTTGATGAGGATGCTGCTGTGATTCACAAGTATGCAACTCTCGGTGTTTGTGTTCTTGACCCAACTAGAACCATGTCAATTATCCCTGCTATCCTACAGGGTTAATATAGGACAAAAAAAAAGGTACTGGGGTAAAACCCAGTACCTATTTTCAACAAAACTAAAGGAGAAGTAAAATATGGCAAAAGAGAGGGAAAGCACAATAGTGCTAGATGAAGAGGCTATCAATAGTCAAGAGCCTATGATTCCTGTTTCAAAGGAAGACCTTAGGCCAGAACCACAGTCACATACTAATGTGACTAGAATATCAGAAGGAGGAAGTAACCTAGTCAACTGTCTCAGAAATGAGAAAGTTATTGTAAGGTTTATTGCAAAGGCAAGGGGAACTGTGACAGACCCAAGGCATGTACTTTATGGAGGTATGGCCAGAGGTTCCAAGATTAGATTCACCACACCTCTGTTAAGGACAGGAGGTTATGCCAATGTACTAACTACTGATGAGAAGAACTACCTAGAGTATGTTCTTGGTCTAGAGCCTAATGCACTAAGTGTACATAACAGAACAAATAATTTTTGGGATGATGCTAATGAGCATGGTATAGGCAGGGTTGAACTTATCAAAGGTGATAATCCTCTTGACTTGTCAGACCCAATGGACTATATCAGATACAAGATACTGCTTGCAAACAAGAATGAGATTGCTCCTTCAATGCACTCTCTTCAAGACAAACCAAAGGCAACATACAGATTTGTTATTGTCAGTGAGAATGATGCAGCTAAGGTAGCTAATGTCAAGGTGACCTTGAAAGCACAGGCCTTTATGGAGTTTGGTAAGATTAATGAAGACAGGGAGAAGATGAGAGTCATCATTGAAACTATTGATGGCAGACCTACCTCAAAAGATAGTAAAGTTGAATATCTACAAGGTAAGATTGGTGAACTCATTGAGTCTAATACTAAGATGTTCTTACAAGTTGTAAGAGACCCACTGCTGTCTAATAAGGTTCTTGTTAAGAGGGCTATTGAAGCTGGTATCATTGCTAATAGAGGTAACTATCTGTATCTGAAGGATGGTAATCTTCCACTCTGTGAGAATGGAGAGGAGCCTACTCTCAATATAGCTGCCAAGTATCTGAGTCTGCCTAAGAATCAAGAACTTAAGTTTAGCATCGAGGCCAAACTAAAGCAATAAGCTATGACTACAAAGGAGTTTTCAGACCAGTTTGATGTACTGTACAACAACATCACATCTAATCAGGCTCCAGGGTTGAATGAGTATGAGAAGAGTGTATTCTTGACCAAAGCACAAGAGGAGATAGTGAAGAACTATTTTACTCCTAAG